GTTACACCATTTAGCGATACGTAATAAATAATTAATGGAGCCCTTCGGGGCTCCTACAAATTTTAAGGAGAAAAATTATGTCAACATTTGGATCATCCCAAGACTTACAAGCACAATTTGTAAATACGGAAGCTACAACTGTTCAAGTTGGAAGAACAAGAGTTCATGGAATTTATATTGATAGTCTAGCAACTGCTGGAAATTTAGTTCTTCGTGATGGATCATCTACAGGTACTATAAAATTTAAAGTTAGAACACCTGCAGTGGCTGAATCTATCGTGATTAATTTTCCAGGCCCTGTTTTATTTAAAGATGGTTTGCACGCAGCTTTTACTACTGAACATATTCACAGTGTAACTGTTTTTCATAGCGGCGGAAGTAACTCGTAGGAGGCAACTTGGCTTTTTCGGGCACAACTACATTCGAGAAAACATTCTCGATCGATGATATTATAACTGAAGCTTTTGAAAGATTAGGTTTCTTTGATTACTCAGGTAATGACCTGCGTTCTGCTAGAAGATCATTAAACATAATGCTTCAAGAATGGGACAACAGAGGTATCCATTTTTGGCAAGTAAGAGAACATGCATTTAGTTTAGTTAATGGTCAAAACGAATATGTAATTTATAGATCACCAAGCGATGGTGCATCAGACGGAATTACAACTACTATAACATCTGCTATTAATGCTACTGATTTAACTATTCCTGTTGCTTCTGTGGCCCAGATGCCTGACTCTGGAAAAATAAAAATCAATAATGAAATAATTAAATACAGTTCTATTTCAGGAAATAATTTAATTGTATCTTCAGTAGCTGATAGAGGAATTGATGATACAACAGCTGCTTCTCATGCACAGAATGATTCAGTTACTAATTTTGTAAATATGGCTTCTGATCTTTTAGAATCTAGTTACAGAACTTCGGCTAATGTAGATTCACCTTTAGCAAAGGTAAACAGATCACAATATTCAGCTTTTTCAAATAAAACTTCTACCGGTCAACCTTCTCAATATTGGGTACAAAGATTTATAAATAGAGTTACAGTAACTTTATATTTAACTCCAGGGACTTCACAAGTTGGAGACTTTATGTATTTTTATTATATACAAAGATTACAAGACGCAGGTAAATATACTAATGAGGCAGATGTAGTTAATAGATTTGTACCTTGTATGTGTGCTGGTTTAGCTTACTATGTTTCACAAAAGAAAGCACCTCAAAGAACACAAGAAATGAAATTACTTTACGAAGATGAATTACAAAGAGCATTAGCTGAAGATGGTTCATCTGCTAGTGTTTACATATCACCTAAAACTTATTATCCGGAGATCTAATGGCAAAGTTTGCAAAAGGGAAACACGCTTTAGCAATCTCTGATCGAAGCGGATTAGCTTTTCCGTGGAGAGAAATGGTTACAGAATGGAATGGTGCATTTGTACATTATTCAGAATACGAACGTAAGCAACCACAACTTGAACCAAGACCATTTGTTGCTGATCCTCAAGGTTTAGAAAAAGCAAGACCTGCAAGAACAGAATTTGGAACTACAGATTTTTTACCTCTTAATCCTTTTACAACAGCTTCAGGTTCAACTTTAGTAACTGTATCAGAACCTAACAGTGCAAGAGTAAATAATGATATTGTAAGATTTCAATCAGTTAAATCTTCAGATGTTGGGGGTGTATTAAAATCTACATTAGAATTAACTACAACGTTAACTTCAAACATAACTGCAACTGACACAACTATTTCTTTAACAGATGCTTCAGAGTTTTCTACGTCAGGATTTTTCATGATTGAAAAAGTAGATGTATCAGATGATGGAGATTCTTATTTTAACAACGAAGTAATTCAATATTCTGGAAAATCAGGAAATGATTTAACAGGATGTGTAAGAGGAACTAATGCACAATTTAGAGGAGTATTACCTAAAAATACAACAGCTAGTGCTCATAATTCAGGTGCAATTATTGTTGGCGGTTATTCAATAACTATGATACAAACAACTCAACAACAAGCAGGACAACCTTCTACAGTAACTTTAGAGAATAGTTATACGTTTAACTTGGTTTCAAATGCTTCGAGTACAGAAACAGGAGGAGGTATTCAAGTCTTAGCTGGACCCCTGGATACTAAACAAGGATGACATACACAGAATTAAAACAAAAAATTAGAGATTACACAGAAGTTGGATCTTCAGTATTATCTGATACTATTTTAAATGGTATTATTGAAGATGCTGAATTTAGAATATTTAGAGATGTAGACTCTGATAATAATAGAAGATATGCAACAGCTAATTTAGTATTAAATACAAGATTTATTCAAACTCCAGATAATACTTTAGTTATTAGATCTGCTCAAATTGTAGATTCTGATGGAACATCTTCAGCTAATAATAGAGATTTCTTACAATGGAGAGATACTAGTTTTATGTCAGAATTTAATAACCTAGAAACTACGGGAGTTCCAAAATACTATAGTTGGTGGGATAAAAATCATTTAGTATTTGCTCCAACTCCAGATGCGACTTACACAATTCAGTTAAATTATATCTTGAAAGATGCTGGATTATCTAGTACTATTCCTACTACATATCTAAGTTTAAATTTTCCCAACGGACTTTTATATGCATGCCTAGTTGAGGCTTATGGATTTTTAAAAGGCCCACAAGACCTCTTGCAATTATACGAACAAAAGTATAAACAAGTGGTTGAAGGCTTCTCAATTGAACAAATGGGAAGAAGAAGACGAGATGAATACCAAAGTGGTGTTCCTCGAATAGGAAAATAAGGAGATAAAACTATGGCAATAACACAAGCAATTTGTAATTCATTTAAAAAACAGCTTTTAGAAGCTGACATGAATTTCAAACAAACTGGTGGTGACAAGTTTAAACTAGCTCTTTACTCTTCAACAGCAACTCTAAACTCAGCTACAACTGCCTACACAGCAACTTCAGAAGTTTCTAATACAGGACAGTATACAGCTGGAGGTGGTGCACTAGTTAACTCTGGAACTTCTATGACTGCAGGTGTTGCAAGAACAGATTTTGCAGATAGATCTTTCACTGGTGTTACTTTAACTGCAAGAGGTGCTTTAATTTATAACACATCTTCTGATACAACTAATGCATCAGTTTGTGTTCTAGATTTTGGAGCAGATAAAACAGCTACATCAGGAACTTTCACAATTCAGTTTCCAGCGCCAACATCAACTGCAGCGATATTAAGAATATCGGGCTAATAGGAGCTAGACTCCTATGGCGGATAAAACTTATACTGTAACTGTAGCCACAGGTCCGACTTATCCGAGCGGAAGCTCAGGAAATGTTTATTACCTAGATGGAACACGACCAAGTGATTATAATGTTGCTTGGCCTGAAGGTGCTACTTTGCGTTTTGAACAAAGTGATGCTAGCAATGATAATCACCCATTAATTTTTTCTACAAACACTTCTACTTCTGGAATGTTTTCTACAGGAGTAACTTATTATTTAGATGGAATAAGTAACTCAACTAATTACATAAACACAACAACTTTCAATGCAGCTACAACTCGTTATGTAGAAATTACCCCTGCGTCTTCCAGTAATTTTTATTGGCTTTGTTATGTTCATGGAATTGGAATGGGTGGAACTTTTTCTATTAGTGCTGAAGGTTGGAGTGCTGCCACTTGGGGCTTTCAAAGTTGGGGAGTTCTTGGTAATGCTAGTGTTCCTACTACAGGACAAAATCTTTCTGCTAATCTAGGTTCTTTAGATATTTCTGGTGAAATAAATAATGGTTGGGGTAGAGCTGAATGGGGAACATTAGGTTGGGGTATTGCTGGAACTTTAGAAGTATCAAGTTTCCCACTTACAATGAATTTAGCTTCTGTAGCTGTCGATAATCAAATAACTGTTGGTTGGGGTAGAGATGCTTGGGGCGCAGAAAACTGGGGTGAGTCTACAGAACGTGTCGTTGTAACTGGCGTAAGTATGACTGCAGCTGAAGGAAGTGCTGGTCTATCATTTGATGGTGATTCTAATGTAACTCCTACAGGAAATTCATTAACAGTTAATACAGGAACTCTAGAAGCATTCGCTTCATTTACTGCACAAGTCACAGGTTTTTCAATGACCGCTCAAATAAATTTCAATCCTGCATTTGGTCAACCTGCCGGCATACCAATGTCTATTAGTTTAGGTAATGCTAGTGGAGAAGCTCTTACTATTGCAGAAATATCTAGTACATCAGCTTCAACATGGGGTCAAAAATCTAGTTGGGGATTTGGTGCTTATGGAAATGCACAAATAGAAACATTGACAATGTCAATGTTAGAAAACTTTAGCGGTGTTGACCCTGCTCCAGATGCAGTGTTAACAGGTCAAGCTATGGCTATGGCTTTAGCTGTACCTGGTTCTAATAATTTTAATATTATAGGAGATGCTAATATAGCTCCATTAGCAGCAATGAATTGGGGCGATGGAACATGGGGAGAATCTACATGGGGTGATGGTTTATATAGACCTGATACTGATGATATTTTCCCATTAACTTTAAATTTAGGTAATATACAAGTAGAAAATATTACACCAGTATCATTAACTGGATTTGCATTAACAGCAACTTTAAACAGTGTTTCAGAAGTATCAGGAGAAGGTAATGTAATTCCTACTGGAAACTTATTGACAATGGGTCAAGGAACAGGTACAAATGTACTGATTTGGAACGGAGTAGATCCAGGCACAGCACCAATTGACCCTCCAGGATGGAAACCGGTTGATACCAACGCTGCATAATAAGTGTTTGACACTTAAACAAAATTTTAATAAATTAAGAACATTGGAGAAAAAAAATTATGGCAAACTCTACATCAGCTAGTTTAAAACTTACAGTCCAAGCAACAGGTGAAAACTCAGGAACTTGGGGACAAATTACAAACACAAACTTATTAATCGTAGAACAAGCAATCGGTGGATATGAAGCAGTTGCTATTACAACTGGAGCAACTTTAACTTTTACAAATGGTGCAATTTCTAACGGTAAAAATGCAGTATTAAAATTAATTGGAACAATTGCAGGTGCAGTTAATGTAACTATTCCTGATGGTATTGAAAAAACTTTTGTAGTAGATAACGCAACTTCTGGTTCTCATACAGTAACTTTTAAAACTTCTTCTGGAACAGGTGTAACTTGGGCAGCAGCAGACAAAGGTACTAAAATGATTTACTCTGATGGTACTAATGTTGTTGACACAGCATTTACAGAATTATCATCTGACTACTCACCACAACTTTCAGCAAACTTAGATACAAATAGTCAAAATCTTATTGTAGATACAGCTCATGGTATTTTAGATGAAAACTCAAATGAACAACTTATATTCACAACAACTGGTTCTGCAGTTAATGAATTTACATTAACTAATGCAGCTACAGGTAATGCACCTGCTATTGCAGCGACTGGTGGTGACACTAACATAGATTTAAATATTACTCCAAAAGGAATTGGTAGAGCAACTTTCAATGGTCAAGGTAAAATTCAAAGTATTGCAGAAAAAGTAACAAACAATGCTTCAGCAGCTACGGGTACAGTAAACTATGATGTACTTACTCAAGCAGTAATAAATGATACTTCAAATGCTGCAGCTAACTGGACTCTAAATATTAGAGGAGACGGTTCAAATTCTTTAAACTCTATTATGGATACAGGTGAATCAATCACTATCTGTCATATTGTGCCACAAGGTGGTTCTGCATATTATAATAACGCAGTAACTATTGATGGTGTTTCAATAACTCCAGAATGGCAAGGCGGTTCAGCTCCTTCAGGAGGAAACGCAAGTTCACATGATGTTTATGCTTACACTGTTATTAAAACTGCAGATGCAACATTTACAGCGCTAGCTGCACAAACGCAGTTCGCATAATAAATTAGGAGGAGAAAGATTATGCCACTATTAAGTTCAAAAGGCGGCGGGGCCGCATCAGCATTTGGTATTACAGGTTTAGGTTTACCACCAGAATACGAAGTACAATTTACAGTTACGGCAGGTGGAGCTGGAGGCGGTGGAGACATTGCTGGAGGTGCTGGAGGCGGTGGATATTTTCACAACGCAGCATACAATTTTAATAGAGGTACTACATACCCAGTCACAGTTGGTGGCGGTGGTGGTGGAAGTTATAGAAGAGGTTCAATTGGATCTGCTTCAGAAATTCAAGGAGCAAGTCCAAACATCGGCGGCGGAGCTGGCGGTGGTAGTAGAGGAAACCCTGCAACAACGGCACCAGGTGGTGGCGGTGGTGGCCAAGCATATGGATCTGGCGGAGGTAGTTCAGGTGGACCTTATGGTTATCCAGGTGGCGGTGGTTCAACAGGAGCTGGTGGTGGATCCGGTGGATCTGGTGGTAGTGGAGATTCTGGAACTGGTGGCACAGGAATTTCAAGTCCAATAGATAGTACATATTACGGCGGTGGCGGCGGAGCTGGAGGTTGGGGATCACCAACTGCAGGCCCTGGCGGAAACGGTGGTGGCGGAAACGGTGGACAAAATAATCAAAACGGCGGTACCAATAGAGGTGGCGGTGGTGGTGGTGGAACATCAGGTGTAAGTGGAAGACCTGGTGGTTCTGGTATAGTTATCGTTAAATTACCAACTGCTTATTACAGTGGTATTACAACAGGTAGCCCAACTGAAAGTACACAAGGCGATTTTACAGTTTTAAAATATACAGGAAGTGGAAGTATAAAGGCTTAGTATGGCACATTTTGCAAAAGTAGATGAAAATAATAAAGTACTTAATGTAGTTGTTGTGGACAATAGCGAAGCTCCAGATGAAGCAACAGGTATAGCATTTTGCGAAAATACTTTAGGACCAGGAACATATTTACAAACTTCTTATAATACATTTGAAAAAAAACATTATACTGATGGTGAGTTATCTGCTGATCAATCAAAAGCATTTAGAGGAAATTATGCTCAGATAGATGGTTATTATTTACCTGATGAAAATCATTTTCAACCCGTACAACCTTTTCCTTCATGGACTTGGACAGTTTCTACAGCTTCATGGACTCCTCCTGTGGCTAAACCAGAAACAGATGCTGAAGCAGGAACATATTGGGATTGGGATGAAGATGCTCAAAATTGGGTGCAGATTCACATTGTAATAGATTAAGTTTGTTGTAGCATAAGCTACATTATAGAAAGTTATTAAAGATGTTGTGGCCATTTAAAGTAGATACAGTTGAAACTCATTGTGCTATAGAAAATTTTCTTTCTGATGAGGAATGTAAATCAGTTATAGAATTAGGTTTATCTCAAAATATTCAAAAAGGTGTAACCTTTAATGGAGAAAATGATCCTACTAGAGAAAGCAATATAGCATGGATACACGCCACCGAACGAAGAGCTGATTGGTTATTTAGAAGAATAACTGATGCAGGTATTTATGTTAATAAAACTCAATTTCATTTTGATTTAATGGGTTTAGGAGAAGGTTTACAGTTCACACATTATACAGCACCTGGAGGAAAATATGGAGTGCATACTGATAGTGGACCTGGAGCATGTATTAGAAAATTAAGTTTTGTTATCCAATTATCTAATTCAACAGATTATGAAGGAGGTGATTTGACATTACATCTTTCAGACGATCCCCTTGTTATTCCTAAAAAAAAGGGAACTATTTGCTTTTTTCCAAGTTATGTGTTACATGAAGTAACTAAAGTTACTAAAGGACAAAGGTTCAGCGTTGTTGGTTGGATAACCGGACCTCAATTTAAATAATGAATAAAGAAATAAAAACAGTATGTATTGTAGGTGGTGGCTCTGCAGGTTGGATGTCTGCTGCAACTATAACAAAACTCTTTCCAGAAATACAAGTATATCTAATTGAAAATCCTGATTTTAAAACTATTGGAGTTGGAGAAAGTACAATAGCTGGAATTAATTCTTGGTTAGAAATCTTAGAAATTAAAGATGAAGATTTTATGAAAGCATGTGATGCTACTTATAAAACAGGTATTATGTTTAAAGATTTTTATCAAAAAGATACAGATAAATTTTTTTATCCTTTTCAAAAACCTTATGAACAAGGATTACCATTTGGAAAGAATGCATGGTTTTATAAAAAACAAATGAACCCAGCATTATCAAATAGTGATTATGCTAAATTTATAGCTCCTATAACTCTTTTTGCTGACAAATATAAAATGCCTAGAAACCCTCAAGATATTCCAGGGTTTAATAAGGATGTAGATATTGCTTACCATTTTGATGCAACTAAATTTGGACAATGGTTAAAAAATAAATTTATTAAACCAAACAAAGTTACTCATGTATTAGAAGAAATTAAATCTATTGAAACAGATGAGAATGGAATAAAAACTTTAAATAATAAATACACTGCCGATTTGTTTTTAGACTGTAGTGGTTTTAATTCAGTTCTTATGGAAAAGCTAGGATGTAAAAAAAATAAAGCTCCTTCTAAAATGCTTATAAATAATCACGCATGGACAGCTCATGTTCCTTATGATGAAGTTAATAAAAAAGAAAAAATGAAACCTTATACTTTATGCACTGCAATAGATAATGGATGGGTTTGGGAAATACCTACTTGGGGAAGATTAGGTGTTGGTTATGTTCATTCTGACAAATACATTGAAACTGAAGATGCTTTAGTAGAATTTCAAAGATATTTAAAAAACAAAGGATATGAATATAAAACACTTAAATACAATTTAATAAAGTTTGATACTTATAGACATGATAAGATGTTTGTTAAAAATGTTTGTTCTATTGGATTAGCATCTAGTTTTATAGAACCTTTAGAGTCAACTGGTTTATTTACAGTGCATGATAACTTACTTGCGTTAGCAAGATGTTTACAAAGACATAGACATATTACTCAATTAGATAGAGATAGTTTTAATGTTTATACTAATGTTAAATATGATGGTTATGTAGATTTTGTAGCCATGCATTTTTATGCATCAGTTAGAAATGATACTAGATATTGGAGATATTTTAGAAATAATAGTGTTTTAGATTTATCTTATAATAAACAAGAAGAAATATTTTTAGATATTCATGCAAGAATGATTGAAAATTTTTATAGTTCTAAATATGGTTTTCATTATATTGCTGCAGGTATGAACTATGATCCACTTGATCTAATGTCTCCAGAAGCTTTTAAACAAGGATACGAAGAAGGCATTAATATAAGAAATGATTGGTTAACACGTATAGAAGAACTAATAAAAAAAGAACCTACTCATTTTGAATATTTAAAAAATAAAATATATGGTTGACATAGTTGAAGGATATATGCCTGAACAAGATATTCAGGAAATAGAAAAGAACGTTCTTAATAATTCACACTTCCCTTGGTTTTGGGAAGGTCGTACTACTTCAGATAATTACCCTGCTATGATGCATGTAATGGTAGGACGATATGATGAACCACCTCTTACAGAATTTAAAATTAATTCCCCTTGGTTTCATTTATTTGAAAGAATATTTTTAGATTTTTGTCATAAAAATAATATACAAGTTAATCAAATTTTAAGAGCAGCTGTTAATTTAACTTGGTATTCAGAAGATAAGTATGGAGATCCTCACGTAGATCACCCTGGAGAGCATGGACATAAAGTGTGTATGATGTACTTACATGATTTAGATTATGGACCTACTTTTATTTTTAATGAAAAAGGAATGGGTTGGGCTATAGATAAAGAAAATGATGAAATGAAAAATTATCGAGGGGAGTTTACTATTGCTAAAGAAGTTCCTTTTGAAAGAGGAAAGATAATTATTTTTCCAGGGGAGCACTGTCACGCTGCGGGGTTTGTAAAAAAATCTAATCAAAAAAGAATTGCTGCAGTGATTACATTTAAATGAGTGAAACTTTAATACCTTTATTTTCCTCACTCGTCATGGTTAGTGATATTCAACTTAACGAAACAGAAGAAAAAATTATTTTAGATTTTACAGATAAATGTAATTTTATAAAAACACGTGAAGAAGAAAACTCTTCTTCTATATCAGATGATTATTATGTTTTAGATGATCCACAATTAATACTCATAAGAAATAAAATAGCTATAGAAGTTAATAAATATATAGATCATTTACAATATGAAGGACAATTTGATTTTTCAAGTTCTTGGATAACTAAAACAAAACCTGGAGAACAAAGTCATTATCACACTCATAGTAATACTATTTTTAGTGGTATCTTTTATATTAAAACAAAAGATGATTGTGGTAGTGTAGCATTAACTGATTTTACTAAAACAAGATGGGGTATTAAAAAGAAAGAAGCTAATGTCTATAATTCTAGCACTTGGGAAATTACACCTTTAAAAAATAGAATTATTATTTTTCCATCAAATGTGCCACATAAAATAAATACTAATAGAACTAAACATACTAGATTTTCTTTACCTTTTAATGTAATACCTTTAGGTAATATAGGAGCAGGGGAACAAAGGATAAATATAAATGCCAGATAAAACTAATCTTACACAACAATTCATAAAGTTTGATACACCTTTTGATTTTAATAGTTTAGCTTTAATGTTAAGTAGTTATAATTTTTCATCTAAAATAACAAGTAATCATAATCCAGAGTATATTTTAGATAGTACCTTTCAAATAAAAAATGTAGATAAAGATCCTAAATTTTATTCTTTAATACAATTACTAAATAATAAATTTAATAAAGAAGAAGAATATATTGATATGGATATATTTTATTCAACATCTGTTGGTGCATCAGGTATTACTCATAAAGATGAATATTCTGTTTATATTTTAGGAGTGTGTGGACATACTATCTATAAAATAGAACAAGAAATTTTTGAAGTTTTTCCAGGGGATTTATTATGTATACCACCACATACTACTCATACAGCAATAGGTATGACACCTAGAATTATATTATCTTATGCCAAACCTCTTGAATCTCGTCCACAAAACAGTAATATAAGATACAAATAATACGTTGTTAAATAAGGCAATAAAAGCTATATTGGGCTATGCTGCAGAAACTTAATTTTAAATCAGGATTTAATAAACAAGCCACCGAATCAGGCGCTGAAGGCGAATGGGTAGACGGAGATTTTGTTAGATTTAGATATGGACTACCTGAAAAAATAGGTGGTTGGGAACAGCTTACAGTTTCTAATGAAACATTACCTGGAGTAGCTAGAAAACAACATACATTTAGTAGCTTTAAAGGTGAAAAATATGTAGCTATTGGAACATCTCAAGGTTTATTTTTATACTATGGAGAAGCTTTTTATGACATTACTCCTTTAGATACAGCTATCACTGGAGCAACTTTTGATACTAATTTAAATTCTACTTCTGTCACTGTAAATAAAACAGGACATAATTTACCTCTTGGAAAATATATTACCTTTACATCAGTAACTGCTCCTCCAGGATCAGGTTATGTAGATGCAGATTTTGAAACAGGAGCTTTTGAAATTGTACAAATAAACGATGCAAACAGTTTTAATATTGTTATGAGAACTAATGCAACTGCTAACACAACAGGAGTTGGAGCAGGTACAATTAATCCTTATGAAGATATTGGACCGGTTACTCAAACAATAGGTTATGGTTGGGGAACATACATTTGGGGTGACTCAACTTGGGGAACAGAAAGATCTACAAGTTCTGTGACTCTGGCACCAGGGAACTGGAGTCTTGATAATTTTGGAGAAGTATTAGTTGCAACTATATTTAATGGTAAAACTTTTACATGGAATGCAGGGGCTGCTAACCCTAGAACAACTAGAGCGTCTTCAAGTACAGTTAATTTTCCAACTACAAATAATCCTACTGCTACTAGAATTTCAATTGTATCAGATAGAGATAGACATGTATTTCATCTTGGGACGGAAACAACTATAGGGACACCTAATACTCAAGACCCTATGTTTGTAAGATTCTCTAATCAAGAAGATTTAAATACATATGCACCAACAGCAACTAACACTGCAGGGACTTTTAGACTAGATACCGGTAATGAGATTAGAGCAGCTATACAAGGTAAAGATTATATTTTTGTAGCAACTGATCTTGCCGCTTATGTAATTCAATTTGTAGGTCCACCTTTTACATTTAGTGTTAGACAAGTAGGTACTAATTGTGGATGTATTGGTCAACACGCTATAGCTTATGCAAATGGTGCTGTGTGGTGGATGTCAGGAGAAGGAGGTTTTTTTGCTTACGATGGTACAGTTAAAGCTTTACCATGTCTTGTAGAAGATTTTGTTTATTCAACTGATGGAGATAATTTAGGATTAAACTATGATGCCTCTGATGCTATTTATTGTGCACCTAATGCTTTATATACAGAAATAAATTGGTTTTATCCTAAAGCTGGATCTGAACATATAGATAGATGTGTTACTTATAATTATTCTGAAAATGTTTTTACTACTTCATCATTAGCTAGAACAACATATTCGGATGCTGGAGTATTTCAACATCCTTATGCCACTGAATATAATACTACTGCAACTCCTGTATGTTCTACTATATCAGGTATTACAAATAAATTTGGAGCATCTATTTATTACTGCCATGAAAAAGGTGATGACCAAGTTAATAGTTCTGGCACTACTTCTATTGATGCTTTTATTAGATCCGGAGACTATGATATTACTTCAAGAACAAGTGGTTTAGGTATTCAAACTGGAGTTGTTGACTATAGAGGTGATGGAGAATTCTTTATGTCTGTAAAAAGATTTATACCTGATTTTAAATATTTAAGAGGAGACGCTACAGTTACTTTATTTGTTAGTTCTTACCCTGATGATACGGCAGTTAGTTCACCTCTTGGACCCTTTACAATTACATCAACCACTGATAAAGTAGATACTAGAGCTCGAGGAAGATTAGTTTCTCTTAAAATAGCTAATGATGCTGTAGGTGAGTCATGGAGATATGGTACACTTAGAGTAGATGCACAACCGGACGGAAGAAGATAATGGGTGGACTATACGACATATTAGAATCTTATAGACAACAAAACGACCCTCGTTTTGTATATGAAGGATTATATGAAGAACCTGCATACACAGGTCCTAATATAGATCCAATGTATAATCTTGGAGCAAGACAATTTGGAAACATGGACCGAATGACAGGCATCATGAAACAGGCACAGGCACCTTTACAAAATTTAGGTATTGATACTTCTTATGGTGTTGCCAATGAAGCAGATGAAGAAGTAGATATAGAAGAAACAAAACAACCTAGCGGTTTACAAAATATACTCCAAGCAATATTAGGTTTTGCAATACCTGGTTCAAGTTTAATTACAGGTGGTTTAGAATCATTAAGAGGATTTAATGATAGATTACAAAATTCAGATTTTGGGCAGTCAAAAACTTTAGCTGATTACTTTGATGCTAGAAGTTATGGTGGTCGTCAAGCAAGGGATGACGCGGCAGCAAGAAACATGGCTCAAGCAAGAGGTATTCAAAAAGGAATAGATAGAGGTGATTTCGGAGGACCAGATATTAGTGATAGAGGTAGAGGAAATATTGGTAGTTCTAATTCATCGTCAAAATCAAGTCGTGGTGGGTTTAGTTCTTCTGATAGAGGTGCTGCTTTACATGGCTAAGTTAACTAATTACATACCTGAACCAAAACAAGAATATGAAGTAGATAATCAAAGACAAATAATTGAGTCTTTAAATACTATGAAACAACAACTTAATTTTTCTTTTCAACAAGATTTAAAAAACGAACAAGAAACTTTTAATTATTTTTTATCATGACAATACAGTATAAAAATGCTAGCAAAGTATTAGACGGAACAGCAATGACAACTGTTTTAAGTATATCTACTTCAGCTGTTGCTATTGTAAAATCAGTTTATTTATCTAATAATAGTACAGGGGCTGTATTAGCCAACTGTGATTTAAGAGATTCTGCTTCAAGCACAGATGTAGAATTTTTTAGAAAAGACGTACCTGCTACAAGTACAATTAATGCTACAGAACAGGGGTTGAATTTAGAAGCTGGAGATGCTATAAAAGTTCAAGCAGAAACTGCAAATAAGATAGAAGTTGTAGTTAGTTATGCTTTAATAAATAGAGAGAATGAAAACGGATAACATATATAAAATTGATTGTACGACTATAACTACTTATAGAAATACACAAACTGGAGAAATATATAAAGAAAAGAAAGAAGGACCAAATATTGTTAGTGATGTAACAGTGCAGGTCTCTCCTAAAGGATTAGATTTAATGCAGAAAGTAATGAATAAACAAAGTGAAACCAAAAATAATAAATAACGTTTTAACTAAAGAAGATATTTTTCAAGTATACGAAAATCTTATTGCTGACAACATATGGGTTTTAAATAGAAATTCTCAATCAACTCTAGGAGGTTCTTTTCCAGGGTGCACTTTAATAAACGAAGGACAACCTGTTTATAATAATCCATATTGGATAGGTTATTTTAATTGTTTATTTGATAGATTAAATCAAAAATTAAACGAACAACATAATTTTAATCTTTTAAGAAATATATATAGAATAGCTTTAAATTCACAAAATAATAACCACTACACAGAATTTCACATAGATGCAAAAAACAAATATAGTATTGTTGGTTTTCTTACACCACAATGGGCAGAAGATTGGGGTGGAGAATTAAATGTAGAAGGTGAAATAATTAAATATAAACCTGGTGATTTTATTTTATTTGATTCTAATCAATCACATAAATCACAAGAAATAAAAAAACAATTACCATATTGGAGGGTATCTATAAATTATGTTATTGAGAAATGAAAAACCTAAAGGCGGCACAGAGTTACAATACAGTTACTTAGAGAAGTATGTAGATAAAAAATTATTAGATCAGATACAAATTACAACATCTGTACCAGAAAAAATTCCATTACATCCTACAAAGATGAATATTCTTTGGCAAAAAAATTCTTGGGATCAACCTAACTTACATCCATGGTTTAATGATAAATCTAATCATAGTAAATATGATTGGTATGTATTTAATTCACATTGGAATTATGAAAAATTTAGAATGATGTTTGGCTTACCTTTAGAAAAATGCATAGTAATTAAAAATGGTATTGAAAATATACAAAAAGCTAAACCATATGAACAAGGTCAACCTATTAAAATAATACATCAAAACACACCTTGGCGTGGTTTATCTGTATTACTAGGTGCTATGCAATTAGTAAAAAATCCTTTGATTACTTTAGATGTGTATTCATCTACAGAAGTTTATGGAAAAGAATTTTATGAACAGAATGATCATAACTACAAAGCACTTTATGAACAGGCTGAAAAATTACCTAACGTAAATTACATTGGTTACAAACCAAATAGTTATATTACAGACAATATGCATAAATATAATATGTATGTATATCCAAGTATTTTTGAAGAAACTTTTTGTATATCTTTATTAGAAGCTATGGCTGGAGGTTTATATTGTATTACTACAAACTTAGGAGCTATCTTTGAAACAGGTGCAGAGTTTCCAATGTATATTCCTTTTGATGATAATTATAAAAGATTAGCATCTAAATTTGGTTATGGTATTGAAGCTGCTGCTAGTACATTGCATCAAAAACAAATACATAATCACATAGAATCACAATCTCACTATGCTAATATATATTATAATTGGAGTAAACAAGGATCAGCATGGACAAGATTTTTAACAGGAGCATTAAATGCAAAAAAGTAATAAAGCGCAAGGCGCAAACAATGAACCCATCTGGTTTACTGAAAGTAATAAGAATGTAACAGAAGTAAATTTAGGAGCTCATTCACCATATAAAATTATGGTGTGTACCCCTTGTCATAGTGATACTTCTATGCACTACACTCAAGCAGTTTTAAAATTTCAACAAGATTGTATGCAAAGAAAAATACAAGTTAGTTTTACTTTGATGAAATCCTCTTTAGTTACTCAAGGTAGGAATTTGTGTGTAGCTGAAACTTTAAACCACGAAGACGGTTACACACATTTATTGTTTATAGACTCGGATATAGACTTTCAATCATCTACTATATTTAAAATGTTAGAGTTAGATAAAGATGTTATAGCCTGTCCTTACCCTATGAAGATGTTAGATTGGGACAAGGTATGGAGAAGAATTAACACCAAAGAAGATGCTATTACATCTGCACAAGATTTATCTAGAGCTGGTTATACCTACCCTTTAAAAGTAGAAGATTCTACTAATATACATAGTGAGAATGGACTAATAGAAGTAACTCATGCTCCTACCGGATGTATGTTAATTAAAAGAGAAGTGTTAGAAAAAATGATTAAACACTATCCAGAGTTAGAAATATTTCAACCTACCTATATTAATGGTAAGGAAGAAAAAAAACTTAATATGTGGAATTTATTTGATACTATTCATGACCCTAAAACTAAACGTTACTTTGGAGAAGATTTTGGTTTTTGTCAAAGATGGGGTGATATGGGTGGTAAAGTATATATCTATGTAATGGATGTTATTACACATGTTGGAGAGTTCCAATATTGTGGTCGTTTCTTTGATGATTTATATCAAGGTACCAGGCCTGTAAAACCCATTGACGAAGACAAAAAAATCAAATAAAGTATTATATTACAGGATTTCTACGCCTGCTCAACAGTATAAATATATTTAAATTATGGCGATATCAAGAATGCAACAACCCAGACAACAATACGGACTCGGAAGTATAGTAAAAGGAGTTAAGAAAGCCGTCAAAGGTGTAGCAAAAGGAATTAAAAGCGCTGCTAAATCACCTATAGGTAAAGCAGCGATGTTATATTTTGGTGGTAACTTACTTCAAGGTAATGCAATGTTTGGTAATCCTTTCACTGGAAGAATAACTGATTTTGTTGCAAGTAAAGGTATACCTTCAGTTTTTTCAAATGCTGTAGAAGGATATAAAAATTTAGAAGGTCCTAAAAAGTTTTTAGCACAAGCTGGTATAGGAACTGCAATAAGTGGTGGACTAGCTGCTTTAATGAATGAAGATGAAGAAACAAGAGAAATGGCCTCACAAGACGTAGGAGCATTAAGAAAATACCTATCTTCTTATTATTCTAATTTAGGATATAATGTAGATCAAATAGCAGAAAATGTAGAGAGAGATACTTCTGAATATGGTTATGCAGATGGTGGTAGAATTGGTTATGCTTTTGGAGACAAAGTAGAAATGGCTGCAGGCATAGAAGGTTTACCGGTTAATGTAAACCCCAAAGGTGTTAAAGAATTAGACCTTAGAGAAACAGGTGGATTTATTCCTCCAGTTGGTGTAAAAGAAAAGGCAGATGACATTCCTGCAATGTTATCAAACAATGAATTTGTATTTACTGCTGATGCTGTAAAAGCAGCGGGTGGTGGTAGTGTAGATAAAGGTGCTCAAATTATGTATGACACCATGAAAAAACTCGAATCAAAGGTAGTATAATGGCTGACGTAGTACAACAACAGGTTTTACCAGCTCCGTTTATTGAAGCGGCAGCTAAACCATATTTACAAGAATTAACATCCGCAGTTGGTGATTTTAAAAATCAAGATCTTTCCAAAATATTTGGTTCACAATTTATAGCTGGACAAGATCCTTTATCAGCACAAGCACAAACATTAGCTACTCAAGGTATTGGTGCGTATCAACCATTCTTAAATGCAGCTGCAGCTTCAGCTGGACCTACTGGCTATCAAGCTTTTATGTCTCCATATCAACAAGATGTAATTGATACAACATTAGCCGAGTATGATGTACAAGCTCAAAAAGGAATTCCAAGTATTGCAGCACAAGCAATAGGAGCTGGTGCATTTGGTGGTGGTAGAGAAGGTGTGCAAAGAGCTGTATATCAAGGAGAATCAGATAGAAACAGAGCGGCACTACAAGCACAATTATTACAACAAGGTTTTAGTCAAGCAAATCAATTAGCTCAACAGAATATGGCTAATCAATTACAATTAGGTACTGCACAACAAGGTTTCCTAGGTCAAGATGTTGGAGTCTTATCTACTTTTGGTGCACAGAACCAAGCATTAGAACAAGCACAATTATCTGCTCAACAACAATTAGCACAACAACAAGCAAACCAAAAATTACAAGCAGCACAAACATTAGGTGCGGGTATTACTGGTCTAATATCTGGATACCCTGGACAAACTACAACTCAATCTTCGCCATCACCTACTTTAGCTCAAACAGCATTAGGAACTGGAGCAACGCTTGCAGGTATCTATAGAGGTTTCGGGTTAGGTAAGGATTAATGAAAACATTTAGAAGACCTATGTTTAGAAAAGGTGGTAACGTTGGTTCAGGCGTTATGACTGGTATTGTAGACAGAGGTAATTATAAGTTTGGCGACAGGGTTCAGGAACAAGATATCACAGATTACATTTCTTTAGTTAAAGGTGGAGATCAAGCTCCAACTTCTGATCCAGTTACAGATTTCTTATTACAGTTTGGACCTAACTTATTAGCTGCAAGACCTACAGGTAAAGGACTAACAGGCTTATTATCTACAGCAGGTGGTGCAGCTAAAGAACCTTTACAAGATTTAATTAAAAACAAACGAGCACAAAGAAGTGAAAACCTTGCATTAAGAGCTAAGGCTATCGACACATTAGGTGTTGATGATCTTAAAAAAGTAAGAGCACAAGCTAAAATGTCTGTTGGACCACAATTAGAAAATGAAACTTCAGAAGAATACGCAACTAGAGTAGAAGATAAAATGGGTGAGTTTATTGATTCTACTTATGCTAAAACACCGTTCTTAAAAACAGATTCGCCAGAAGAAAAAATATTTAGTTATGCTGAAACTATGGTTAAATCAGGAGACATGAAAGACATGCCTACCGCTAAGAATAGATCAAACTTTGAATTAAATGATTACGATAGATTAAAAGCTGCGAATGTAAATGTACAGTTACCTAGAGCTAAAAAATTATATCGAAAAGGTAATCTTAAAAAAGATGTTAATCCGGGTGTTTATTATGATGATATAACTGATACATATACTAAAGTTGGTGTAGCTGAAAATGGAAACCCATTCATAGAACAATCTAACATTACATTTGAAGAACTAATACAAAACTAGGAGGCTAAATGGCGTACGATACAGATTTCGATCCAGAAGGCTTCATGGGTTTAGGTGATGAAGAATTAGGTAATGAGAGAAATGCTTTTAGTGCAGCACTAGCGGGTGTAGCATCAGGTATAATAAAAGTACCTGAAGGTGTAGTTTCATTAGGAGCAGAGTTAATTGACTTAGGTGCAGGTACAGATCTTGCAACAGACGTAGAAGTATTTTTTGATAAGATAAATCCATTCGAAGAGATTGCACAAGAAAAAGCAGCAGGTAGATTAGTTGAAGCGTTAGTACAGATTGGTGTACCGGGAGCTATTGGTTTTAACGTTGCACGTAAGATGGCAACTAAAGCTTTGCAAGGTAAAAAAGCTAATAAATATTTAGATCTTAAAAGACCAGATTTAATTAAAGGTGCAACTAAAGCTGATGATTTAAATAAGTCAGCTAAAAAATTAAGATTTGCAGCCGCAGTTAGTGGCGGAGCAGCGGGGGAAACGCTAGTAGCAAACGTTGAAGATATAGGAAGTATTGGAGATGTATTAGGAGGACCAACAGATTTAGATGACGAAGCTCTCGCTGATCCATCAAAAGATGCTGGCAGAAAGTTATTGAACAGAGTTAAGTTTGGTGGTGAGTCTTTGTTTATTACACCTATTGTTTATGGTGTAGGTAGAGGTATCAAAGAAGCTGCTACTATGGGTAAGAATATTGAGTTTAGTAATTCAAAACTAAGTAGAT